GTTGGCCGTCGTGGGTTCCGACCCCGCTTGGCCGATGCTGATTAATTCCAAGCGGTTGTCCGTTTGTTCGGGCTTCGAAAGCGTTTTCTTTTCGGTAGTCTCCGTGTATTGGATGCCAATACAACAAATTCCACATTTCATCCTTATGTTTATAAGTCTCGATAACTGTCATGGCGTCCCCGGCCCAGTCCCCCCACCGCCATCGGGATTAGGGTTTTCGGCTTCTAAATATTGTTCTTCCAATATCCACCAATTTATCGTCGTCGTTCCGCCCCCAAGCCCCCCGCTAGAAATCGTAACCGGAACCCCTGGATTAATTAAAAACGCTTTGGCCCCAATTGCTGAAGGATAATTTCCGGTATTTAACGCGGTTACCACTTCGTCGAAATATGGCCCCGTTTCGGTTATTCTATGCTGGCTTTCGCTAATCCTTACCGCCCGAACCAAATCGACTTCCCGGCTTTCGCCACCATACGGAACAAATAATTGAATTAATCTTTCGTTTTCGGTTGCTCCCAGTTCGGAACCTGAAAGCGTTTGATAAGCGACCCATTCTATGTTTTCCGTGATTGTGAACGCTTTAATTCTAAAATCGTTTGAAGGGTCGACGCTGAATTTTGTGCCGGGGTCGATTCCCCCGCCCGCCTTATCAAATCCAATAACGAACGAATCCCGCGATTGCGCCCACCCGTATTCGTTCGGTTCCACTGGCATCGAATTATTAAACGCCCAAGCATCCCGAATCCACAAATCGAACCCGTCCCGGTCTTTGGCTTGCGAATAAGAATAAGCCGCGACCGCGGGATAATCGGCCGTCCCTTGCGCTTGGTTTGGGTATCTATCTATATAAACCAAACCAAACGGGGGGATTGTTTTTCCTGTTTTGTTTTGAAAAGCGAAACCCCCTTGTTCGTCGAATCCATTGGGGGCGATGGACGCGCTAGTAACCGAACCGGCCGCGACCATCTTTTTAAGTTTTATCGCCGTCTCCCGGTCGTTAAATCCGTAAACAGGCATTTAATCGTTTACCCCTTGAACATAGATTTCGACCGCGGCCGTATTAGCCCTGGCGTAAAGGCTTGTTCCGTTCATCTTAAAAACCATTGACGAACCCGCGGGTAATCGCATCCCGTAAACCCCGGTTGAAAACCCGAATTCGACGTAATTTGTATCGTCCAAGTTTGTGATATAAGTCCAACCGGGCGTTACATCGCCAAACGAAATGGTTTCTTCGCTGGTTCCCACATTAACCCCGCCAGGGGCGGGCGCGATGGGGGCGGCTTGGTCGTAGCTTTTCGTCGAAGAAATCGCGGGAACCAACAAGCTCCCGTTAGAAACCTGAATTCCAGTCGTTACTTTTATTTCGTCCGCCATTTTTCAAACCCTTAAAATAAGTTCATTCCGCTAAACGCTTTCGATTCGTAAATCTTAACTTCTAAAAAATGTATCGCTTCGTCCCCGGTTCGCTTGGTTCCGTTTTCATTTATAAAAATTGGGGCTGTAACCCGCTTTCCGCCTTCTTGAGCGGGAACCGGTTTCGCGGTGCTACTTGCCGAAAGTTTAACTAATGTCCCTTTTTGCGGTCCTCGCCAATACCAAGCCTTTTCATTTGTTGTATTAATCGGCCGACGCGCTGCAATGTTTACCGTGACGTTATAATAAAGCTGGTTTTCAAACTTTGCTTGGGTCGCGGAAATACCGGTAACGCGAAGCGTCCCCGCGGGGAATGTTAAAAAGACATCGCTATTTACGGAGTTTATAAATTCATAGAAAGCCGACGGGGAATAGCTTAAAAACGCTTTGCTTATCGCTATCCCCTGGTCGGCGAAGTCTTTTTTTACCGAAAACGATTCCCCATTAACGGTTTGGATTGCGTCCCCGTCCGCGTCTATTTCGGTGTCGCCGGTTTCGTTAATAGTCGAAAAACTAACTATCGCGGGTTCGTTCCAAGGGTAAATTTGCTGGTCGGGGTCGTCGCTATTACTTTTCGGCGTCGAATAATTTAGGGTCGCTTTATAAACGATTGCCGTTTCTTTGGTAACGCTTTTACTTTTTAAGGTATAAGCCAAACCTAGTCGGGGATGAATCGAACCCAATGGGGGAAGAACCGCGTTAAACGACGCTTCGTTATCTTTCACGGCATTATCGGAAACCCCCTGCATTATTCGAATAGCGGTCGCAGAAACCAAGCCTTCGTCGTCCAGGTTTGAATTTTGGCTATTGCCAAAAGTTTCGTTTATCTCAAAAGCCATTCTAAACCCCTTCGGTTCCGGCCCCTTCGCTTGGATTCTTTACAAATACCGATAAAGCACTACTTACCGAAGCCCCTTCCCCGACCGCCCCGGTAAAGATTCCGCTTAACACATTTATTCCTTCTTTAACTTCGTCGATTCCCTTACTGATTTGTTCCGTGTTCTTCGCGGTTTGTTCTTCGGGCGGGGATTTAATCGACTTCCCGGTTTGTAAGAATCGGTTTCCTTCGCCTTCCAATTTGCCGACGAACCCTGGCCCCAAATCTATTTTGTCGATTTCCTTACCTAATCCTTTAAGAAGTCCAGGAAATAAATCGTCTTTCTTTTCGGCCCGCTGTTTTCGTGCTTCGATTTCTTTTTCTGCTTTCTTCTTTTCGGTTTCGATTCTCTTTTCTTCTTTTATCCTTGCGGCTTCTTGTTCCCTTCTCTTTTCATCTTCGGCCGCTTTTTTTTGTGCTTTTTCTTCGCTCTCTAAATCTTTTTCGGCCCGCCTTCTCGCATCTTCGCGTTGATTCATTTCAGCGTTTAACGCGGCCATCTTTTCTTCGTTCGCTTTCATTCTTCGTTCACGGTCAGTAACCCAAAACGAATCCTCCATCATTTTGCGTTCTTCCGACAAACGCCGATATTCTGCCGCGGCTTCCCGTTCTTTCTTTTTTTGTTCTTCGATAAACTCATTGGTCATTTTGCGGCGGGTTTCTAAATCTTCTTCTTCGTTGATTGCCGCTTGTTCATCTTCTAATTTCCATCCCCGATATTTGTTTGTCGTCGCGATTAAATCGGACATTTGCCTTTCGGCTTCATTCAATGCGGAAGCGACCCCGCGAATCTTATCAGCAGCGTCGGCCATTGCGTTACCTAATTGGACGCCAGCAGCAACCGCGGCCGCTGCAATTCCAGCAAACCCCGCGGCCAATGCGGTTTTCGCCCCTAATCCGGCTTCTTTCAATTCTTCTATCGCATTAACCGCGGCCCCGGCTTGGCCGACAAAACCCGCGAAAGGTACGTTTGACATCGCCGACGACATCGCCCCAAACGATTTTCCGGTGTCGCGGTTTTGCTTTTCTAGCTTATCCACTTCCTTTTCGGTTTTCTTTACGCTACTTGCGACTTTATTTAGCGCGGGGCTTGCTTTATCCGAAGCGGTTATAGCGATTTCGACGCCTGTTTTTGTACTTGCCATTTTTTTAATCTCCCATGCTTGGCCGTAAAATAGATTCTTGCGAATCTAAAAACCTGGCGGCCCGGATAAACCAAGAATCTTGGTCTAAAACCCCGCCTTCAATTGGAAGAATTCCTTTCTTAAAACAAGCCGCCATTTCGACGAAATCCAAATATCCCGATTCAATGTTTTTTTGTGGACAATGTTTAATTTCGAATCGGCCGCTAAACCCGCAAGATTCGCAACCGGTTTCTTCGCATTGTGGACAAACGACCAAAGCCGGTTCTAATTCGCTTGGGCAATCCCGACAAACGCTTGGGGAACAATCGCCACAAAGTTTACCGGTTCGAATTAATGCTATAAGTCGAATTTTTTTTTATCCTCATTCGATAGGAAATTGCCGCCCAGTATCTTAACCGCCAATTGCCGCCCTTCGGTAAAGCTCAAAACGTCCCAAAGTTTATCGGGTTCGTATTCTCCGAATTCTCCCATATTGGCCCAACCTATAACCAGGTCGGCCAATACTGTAAACAAGCGTTCGAACATATCGCCCTTTTCGGTATCGGTCGCGGTTTCCCAAATCAAATCATATGTTTCGGAAAGTTTTTTGGTTTGTCGCATTGAAAGCGACCGAACGAAAAACGCGGGCGGGGCGTCCTTCTCTTGGTCGGTATCCAATACGACAACATTTTTCGAACCTGGTTCTAAAGACAATGGCATAACAAAACCCCCGTTTCAAAGTTAAAAAGCTATCGAAAAATCGTCGGCGTTTAATTGGAAAGAAATCGTATCGACTTGATTTCCGCCTCGGTCGCCGGGCTGAATGTTTGTAATCTGATAATTCGAAGAAGAAAAAACAACGGTGTCGGTTCCGTCGGTGATTGAATAACTTAACGCTTCTTCGGTTCGGCTTGTCCAATTTCCGAAATTGTCTTGGGTCGCTACCAAAGACGATTCGGGGTTTAACGTCCCCGTCGGCAATCTATCGGAAACCATCGCGGACAAATAACCGGAAGCATCCGCGGGGCTTTGACATTCGCGAAGAATAACAGAATTACCCGCGTCGATTTCTAGGTTTTCGATGCACGGAGTCCACGAACCGCCAATGGTAAAAGTAGCGTTCGCGGCCCGTAATGGTAATTCGGTCGGATAAGTCGGGGCCAAAATTGCGGCATCTGAAACCGCCATAAAAACGCCCGTAAACGTCCATTCAATCATCGCGGCCCGTCCGGTCGGAAACATTACCTTAAAGCTCCCCGCACATCCTCGCGCCCGCTCTAATCGGCCATCTTTGTAAACGCCAATCGTCGCAGTTTTAACGCCGTTCGTCCCAGGGGCCGAAGCGACGGGGGCGAATGTCGAACCCGTTTTAACCCAACCGCAAGCGGGAAAGAAAACATCCGCCCAACCGGGAACCCCTCCGGCTCCGTCTCCGGTTAATTCGGTTTTGAATGTAATCGACGCCCCGTAACCTTCGGGGGTCGCTTCCAGGTTCCCGAATCCGCCTTGTTGCGTTCGGGGCGTCATCGCAATATTTGGGGTAATTTCGGCGTCGAAAACATTATAAGCCGCGTCGGTTGCGTCTAAGGTTTCGGCGGTTCCGACCGTTGTTTCAATGGCCGCGGCCAAAACTCGTTTTCGTGTTAATAACATTTCTTTTTATCTCCGATTGTAAGGATTGTTTTCGTCGGTTCTAAAAATTACTTCTAATAAAATGTTTTGAGTCGCGTATCCGTCTAAAACATTTTTTTCCATCCCGGTAATTTTCGAATCTATCGCTTCCCCGCCCCATTGATACCAGGCGGTCGGGGTCGTCATTGTTTTAATTGCTCCCGCTGCGAAGTCGGACAAAACCGAATCCAAGGCTTCGGAACTGGTTTCGGTTTGTCTTGCAATACAAACGATTTGGTAAGGAATCGTAAACGCTTGGGCGGGCGGGTTTCCGTGGCAAGAATAATCTTCGTTTGTGGTCGGGTCTTGTTGAACGATTACGACTTGTTTATTTGCTGGCGAAAAATCGGATAACATTTCGGTTCGTATTACTTGAACCTGGTTATCGAAATCAAACAATCGGTTTCTGATTGCTTCGGTTATCTTTTCAATTACGGGGAAACTCATTTGGCGACCCCTTTATTTTTTGAAATTTTGAATAGCAAAAACTGAATTCTTGCTTCGACTTGTTCGTTTAAGTTTTTCGAAATCTTTGGGGGCATCGACTCATAAAGCCCCGAAGAACCCGCAAACAAAACCGCCGGGGAAACCCCTTTAGGAAATATTAAGGGGTATCGTTTTTTTGTCGCTCTCTTTGCGACTTTTCCGCCATACTTAAAACCGGAAGGAATTCTTTTTCTTCCTTCGCTTCTTAACATTCGATAGGTAACGCCCTTTTTCGTAAACGAAGGCTTAAACAAACTTATCGAAGGTCGGTTTTTCCTGTTAATTTTTACAAAACATTTTAGATTATTTTTATTTGCTCTACTTTTTTTCAATAGGTTTTTCACGTCCCTGGCTTTAATTCCTGAAGCGTAAAGTTTCGAAAGCTCTTGTCGAATCCCTTTTGGTTCTTTAGTCGAAGAAACTACTTTGGTCGCGGTCTTATTCAAAACGGCCGATAATTCCGTTGGTAATTTTTTCCCGATTCCGTCCACAAATTCGGCAAGTTTTGCGAAACCGTCTTTCGTGCCGCTTGCTGTTAAAGCGTCTAATTCCATCCCGCTACCTCAAACGAATAACGCAAGTTCCGCCCGTATCATCTTCCAAAACCGCGACCGACATTCGAACGGGCGGTTTCCCGTTTCTCTTTGAAACCAAAACCGAATCCCCGCCGACATCAATTTCCGTCGACGAAATCCCCGAATCTTCGCAATTATAAACGCTAATTACAATTTCTTCGGTAATCGCATATTCGACCGCTTCAATCGCGGTCGGCGGGTCTCGATTTACAATTGCCGCGACGGTTCTTTGGGTTCCGTCGTACTTGCAATAAGTAACGCACTCCCCGAATTGATTAATCAAAACGGGGAATCCGTTATTCTTAAAAAGTCTATCAAAGATAGTCATTTTTTTAGGTCGTGATATTGCTTAGCAAATGGCCCGCGGCGGGATACAAAACCACTTCGTCGACATCATGGCGAACGCGGTAAATATCAGAACGGACGGCTTCGTCCCGATATTGTTCAACCGTTCCGCCGATGCTCGAACCGTCGGCGCCCCAATGGAAAGTCCTGCCCAAACATGGTTCGCGGAAGTCGGCCCCGGTTGCAATCTTGGCGACCATCGCATATTCGCCCGACCAGATTTGGGCGGGGCTTGCGGTTTGGCCTTCGGCCGCTGAATTCTTAGAAGAACCGGCGACAATGATATAATCCAGGTCGAAAATTTCGGCCAGGATTTGTTCATTAACCAAGCCCGCGGCGTTCGCTTTACCGGCTCCGCTTGCGGCGATTCGGTCTTTAACCTGGTCAGTATTGCGAATGTTTCGCATTACTTTCTTATTGACAATCAAAGCATTTGCCCAAAGTCCGGAAGCGTCGTAAATGTTTTGAACGGCCGCTTCGACATCCGTAATCGGGGTCGCGTTTGTTAGGTCGTCCCATTCATTCGTTACGCCAGTGGTATAACTCGCGAAGGTCGTCGGATTATAAACCGCGTCCGCTACTCGTTGCTCGGCATTACGCAAAACAGCAGAGTAAGCGCGAAGCGAAGCGATAACTTCGGCGTCGAAGTATTCCGCGTACATTTGGGCTTCGCGGTCGTCCACGGGTTCTTCGGCTCCGTGTTCTAGGCAAGTGTAAGTAGCGGGTTCAAAAGTAAAATTCCCGCGGGCGTAACCGCTACCAGGGGCGCGTTTTGTGTCGCGCTGTTGTAGCAATTGTGCCAAGGGGATTTTACCAAAGTTTCCCGACTGCGAAGCGACTTCGACAACGGGGAAAACGCGATGGGAAACAAACCCTTGGGCGTCCATCGCCAAATCGAATTCCATAAACGATTCGGCAATGTCGGGGCGAAGGGTACTTAATGAACTGGATGGGTTCGGCATTTTATTAACTCCTTAAATTTTGTTTTAGCTATTAGCAGTAATTCCGCCGACGACGGGCATTACTTCGATAACGTCGTTATCCGCGGTAGCGGCTTCTAAAGCGATTCCGACCAGGTAGCTAGTAGCTTGGGCGGTGTCTTGAACTTTGCCGTCGGTTTCGGAATAAACCAAAACGC